CCTGGCTAAGGGCGTGAAGCGGCGCAGCAAGCAGCTACACCTTTGGGAGAAGGAGACCGCAGACCCGGCCGCAGAACGCAGCCGCGCAACAATGTGGGACGTTCCTAGATTCGCCGAGTATCACGGCTACCACATTATCGTGACCGAGAATGTGGTAGATGCTCGCCAGTGGGTCATGTGGGACGCCTGGATTCTGGCAATGACGAGCTTGGGGTACGATTATCACGTTGTTTACTTCAACAGCATGTTCGCCCATCTCGATCCGCGCCGAGTGGAGAGCCTGACCGACTTTGCGCCGCAGAGCCGCGACCGCATGTACGTCGTCTTCTGGAAGCGGGGCAACAAACGGCCCGATCTGGACTTTCGTCCCCGCGCCCACTGCGCCCGCTGCGAACAAGAAGTCGAGGCGGTTCAGTCTTGGAAGCGAACCAAGACGGTGCAAGCCCTGGGCGGCCGTTGGGGGCGGTATGGCGACCAGTACGTCTACGCCTGCCCCAACTGCGCGGATATTGTTCAGCCTTTCTTCTTTGCCGCTTACAACGCCATTGACTGGAGCTTGCCCTCAGAACGGATCGGCGACCGGCAACGGCCGTTGAAGGAAAAGACAATCCAGCGCATCGAGGAAGGCTTGCGCCGATTCGCGGGGCAATATCTGATGGTTCAGTTGGCTTATGGTCGCCAAAGTAATTGCGCCGTTCCCACTGGTGGGGCCATGTTCACCCAAACAACGGCTGAGACTGTGGGATTAGCTATGCCGTTTGTGCTTAACACTCTTCACGGCGGGACAACGATCCGTGATATGTCAGAGGCTATGCAAACCCAAACAGCGCGACAGGGCTTGGGGTTAGCTATGCCATTTCTCTCCATTCAGTACACCCCAGGTTACAACAAGAGCGTTGGCGAGCCGCTGGGCGCGGTGACGGCGCAAGATCATCATGCGCTGGTGCAGCCGATGCCGTTTATTTCTGTCCAGCGCATTCACAACAAAAGCAAGGGGATAGGCGATCCTCTGGACACATTCGTTGCGGGCGGCAACCATCACGGCCTGGTTATGCCCGCCCCCTTTATGACCAGTTATTACGGCAGCGGTGGGCAGATTCGCGGCCTCGATGAAGCAGCCGGAACAATGACTGGCAATGACCGGCACGGCCTGGTTATGCCTTTCCTGTTGGGTTACGCCAACAGCGAATCTCCGGCCCGTTCGGCCGTTGAGCCGCTGCGAACGATGCACACTGAGAACGGGCAAGGGCTGGCCCAGCCTGCGCCAACGGCGAAGGTAGACGATTGCCACTTCCGCATGTTGCAGCCGCACGAAGTAGGGCGGGGGATGGCCTTTCCTGACAGTTATCGGGTATTAGGGACAAAGCGCGACCAGGTGCGTCAGTATGGGAATGCAGTGACGCCGCCTGTCATGCGTATGATTCTGGAGCGGTGCGCGGCAACGCTCCAGTAAGGGAGAGAATGAATCATGATTTGGTTAATCGGACTGGTAATTTTCGTGTTGTGGGCGTTGGTCTTATTTGTGGTAATGGCTTGTATGGTTGTTTCCGGCCGTCAGGAAAAGGCCGGGCAAGACACAAGCGGCGTAAAAACATTATGAACCAAATGGATACCCCCGTACCGCCTGAGCTTTTAGACCTTCTTCGTTTTATGTGTCAAACGTGGGCGAAAATAGATGAATGGGCGTATGCCCACGTTGAGCCTGACTCTCTCATTCACTACCCCGTTGTTCAAGGGACGCGCAACCAGATCGATTTACGGCGCATAGGCGAACAGAATTATGATGTAACAAACATCCGCAAAGCGGTAGATTGGATACTAAAGCAAGAGACGGCAAAAAGGCCGGAATTTAGCTATTTTGATTTCAAGCCAGAAATAGCTACCGACATTGACCGCGCATCTGGCGAATGTCGCTGGACGCTTGAGGAGACGGATTGGTACAGCATGTGGAACGGCGAATGCGGCGCGGTTTGGTCTTTGGAGGTTGGCGGGCCGACTGAGAATAAGATGGCCTACTGTCCGCAGTGTGGACGGCCGTTGGTTGAAGTTGCAGAGGACGAAGAAGAATGAACAATGCCCAACTAATTAACCAAACAAGTCTGACGGTTGAACATTATACGCCGCCTGAGATTATTGCTCTTGTTCACCAGATGTGGGGTGAGGATGGAATTGATTTCGACCCGGCTTCTTCGCCGGTCGCTAACCAAACGGTTCGCGCCCGCGTTATTTGCACGGCTCCAAAGTGTCACCAGATCGGCGTGACTGTCGGGCTGCCGCTGATGAACACGGATGATAGGGGCGGGCTTGATGTGGGATGGCACGGCCGTGTCTGGCTTAACCACCCGTTCGGCCAGCCGGTCGCGCCGTGCAAAACGGATTGCGTCAAAGCCTCCTGCCGTAAGCGTGGCTATCACGTAACGCATGGACTGCCGGGCAGCAGTAATTGGATCAATAAGTTTCTGGCTGAGTATCGCGTTGGGCGGATGGAAGAGGGGATCAGCATCCAGTATGCAGCTACCAGCGAAGCGTGGTTTCGGCCGTTGCATAACTACGCCCGTTGTTGGATATATGGCCGGACAAACTACATGGACGCTGACGGCCGTCGGCAGATGGGGGCGACGAAAGGTAGTTGTCTGGTTTATGTGGGGCGACGTTGGGCTGAGTTCCAAAGTATTTTTTCGGATATTGGACGGGTTGATTTAGCCGGCGCTGACTGGATGTAGGTACATCAATGTGGAATGAAACAGATTTGAATCAAATTTTGGCGGGCAACCCTGATTTGGCTCTGGTTGATGGCGAGCGTAGTTACCAGCTTGATCGGGGTGGTTCATTCAATACGAAGGTTGCCTCAGCTCCCGCCCGGCCACAGCCACGGCTTACGCCCAGCGGCTTGACTGGCCCGGAGCGCCGGTTTGCCCTACAGATTCTTGAGCCAGGCTTAACGACTGAGTTCGTTTTCTGGTTGTACGAGCCAGAGATACGGATGAAGGGTCAGACGTACACGCCGGACTTCTTCGCCCTGGGCGTTGACGGCGTGACGCGGCTGTATGAGATCAAGGGCGCGAAGAAGTTGGGCAGCCAGGATCGCAGTTCGGCAAAGATTCGGTGGGCGACGGCCGTCTATGGCAGCGACCGGATTAAGTTCTTTTGGGCGAAAGAGAAAGATGACGGCGGTTGGCTTATCCGCGAGGTTAAGACGAGCGTAGCGCCGGCGCGGTGTTTGAGGGATGGGTAATATGAATAATGCTCTTGCTTTGATTTCCTGCTGTAAAAGCAAATTGGATACAAGGACGGCCGTGCCTGCGTACCAACTGTACACCAGCCATCTGTTTAAGGCGCAGTACAACTACGCCACGTTGGTTTTAGGATTGCGGCCCAACAGGATTTACATTCTGTCCGACTATTACGGGTTAGTTCGCAGCGATCAACCTATCACGCCTTACAAGGCGGCGACATTAGCCAAAATGAGCCGGGATGATAAGGTTTTTTGGTTACAGCGCGTTTGGGACGGCCTCGGTATTCCCCTGGCCTTTGCGGGGCGTGGGGCCACCTTGCACCTGATGGCCGGGCAGCTTTATCGCCGTTTTATGGTTTCTGGTTTGGATGAGCGTGGCGTGATCTGGCGCGTTCCCCACCCGCAGTCATTCGGTTACGGTCAGCAACTTTCCTGGTATCAATCTCAAATTAAATCGAAACAAGCGTCCTGGATATGGCAACGGCCGTTACCCGCGAAGTATTTATCATGAACAACAATTTTCTTAATCTGGAAACGTCTGAAATATGGCAAATCACGCCTGATGATTTGATCGGTAACTCGATTGCCATCCTGGGAATTAACGGCAGCGGTAAGAGCAACTCGGCGGCCGTGTTGATGGAGGAGGCTTTAGCGTCGGGCATTCCCATCATCGTGATTGACATTGCCGGTGAATACCACACCCTGCGCGAACGGTACGACCATGTGACGGTTATTGGCCGGTCGCTTAACGCAAAATTTTGCGAGGTTGATTTACTGGTGGATATAGAGAATGTCTGCGACGTGGCCACAAAGGTTTACGCCAATGCGGTTAGCGTCGTCTTCGACATGAGCGGAATCAAGCAGGTGGATCGGTTCATGCTGCTCAATTATTTCCTGACAACTATCTGGGAGTTGTCGGCCCAACTGCGCATCCCCACCATGATATTTTTGGAGGAGGCGCACAATTGGATACCGCAGCAGGGGCGGACGAGCGCGACTGATGTGGTCATTGATATGGCGTGCGAAGGGCGCAAGCGGGGCATTTCGCTGGTGATGATTGGGCAGCGGAGCGCCCGCATTGACAAGGACACGCTCACCCAGGCCAAGATAGGGATTTTACACCGAGTTAATCACCCACTGGACATGAAGGTTTACATTGACATGATTCCTCGCCCGCCGCGCTATGTGCGCGATACGGTCTACAAGCTGCGAGACGGCGAGGTGATTGTCCTGTACAAGGAGAAAGTGCTGCGGGTGCAGATGCGCCGCCGCCACACCCGTCACCCAGGGGCTACGCCGACAATGGATATGATTCCGGCCAAGAGCAAGCAACTGTCTTTGCTGGACTTAATGGGGGCGGCATGAAATCAAAAGTTAAGTGTGACTGGATTATTGCCTATGACGGTTCGCACGGCCGTAACGCCTACGCTGTCGAATGTAAGCGGTGCGGCGTCATGCAGCGGTTTGTTACGCCTATCTCGTTGGATGTCTATTTAGCGGCAATTCGCGCTTTCCAGAATATTCACGCGAATTGCAAGCTGGAGAAGGTAGAGACGACATGAGGAAATCAAAGACGTACCAGGGATTGATGGAGATTGCGATTGTAGAGACGCCTAATGCGGCCGTTGAATGCCGAGATAGTGTTTTCATCCGGTATACGCCTGAGAGTAACGGGATTGGTCCCGTTTTGTCGGTTACGCAGCGGGAGACGCCGCCGACTGACGCGGAGATGAACCGTTGGGCGGGCATATTTAAGCAGTTCCACCCGCGCATAGCGGGGGACGCTTTGATAACCGATGGCGGTTCAGTGAATGGTTATCATATCCGTCGCATCTCGATGCCAGCGGAATACCCTCTCCCCAAGAAGGCGATCAAACAAGAGGAAGAAACAAATGAACCAGAAGAGACGATGGGCTAAACGAGGCCGAAAAAACAACCCAGATGATATTGTAATGATAGTGAATGGGAGAATTGTTACCATCGCTGAGGTTTTGGCAGCCAAGAGAAAGAACAATGAAAGAAATCTTTCTTGGAAACGCATGGAGGGGTTTCGCGTTATCCCCTGCTGGGTGTGGGTTTTTGATAATGGCCCGACATTCCCTTTTGGGGGGACATGGTTATACGTTAGAACATCCAGGTGCGATTATCGGATAGGCAAAGATTATCATTCCTTTGGTATTAAAGAACAGATAATGAGCCAGTTCCTCCAAGACGGTCTTTGTTACGAGGAGTGGAAACGTACCTTTTTGAATACGTATTCCAAGCCAGACGCGAAACTGCCGGGACGACCAAACGCGACGGCGCTTGGGTGGGCTGTTGTGTATAGGAGGAAGCTGGAGCGGGTTTTTGCGGAAAAATCGTTAGCCTATGAATATGCGCGTGAGGTTTGTCCATGAAACTCATTCGAGGAGTCACAGTACATCAGCCCTGGGCATGGTGTATCAGTATGGCGGCCGTTGATCCTGAGCGGTATAAGCGGATTGAAAACCGGACGTGGGCGCCGCGCAACCATGTTGGGCATTACCTGGCAATTCATGCCGGGAAACGGGTTGACGATACGGCCTGGGAGATGATCCGGGAAATTGCTCCTGAAATATGGCTGCCCAAAGTGGCGGAGTTGGAATTAGGCGCGATTGTGGCGGTCTGCCGCCTCGCCAGGGTGATCGAGGATCAGTTGCAGGCCCCAGAAAGCCAGCGTCGTTGGCTGTTTGGGCCGAAGGGCTGGCTGTTGGAGGATGTGCGAATGATAGACCCTGTGCCGTGCCGCGGAGCGCAAGGGCTGTGGGAATTACCGCCGCTTGTGTATGGGCAGGTGCGCTCGAACTGGCTCAAAGGGAAATGAGTATGCTTTACATTGAACGGGTTAGCGACGCTGGGGGCGGGATGTGGGTTTTGTTTGAGCACGGCCGTTTCCACCAGCCGATTGTTATATTGACTGACCACCAGGCGCAGCGCATTGCCTCAGAGATTGCGAGTAAGGTGGCCGTTGATACGGATGCCCCTATGCTGGTTGGCGACTTAGCCAGGCGGGTTAAAGAGCGGCGCACGGAGCTGCGCATAAGTCAGGCGGAGTATGCGGCCAAGTTGGGCGTCAGTCGGAATTATCTCAGCATGATTGAGCGGGGGAAGGCTGACAACATCAGCCTGGGGATTTACCGCACGATCATGGCTGATTTACAGGGCGCGTGATGTTTCTTTTTACCGGCATCAACCCACGTTGGCAGTTATTCCCCTGGCTTCCCGCTGGCCTGCATGTCATGTACAGCGCCGGGGGAATGTGGGATAACGAGCGGGGCGAATGGCGCTCACGGCCGTTTCCACGTCTGGCCGGTATGCGCTGGTTAGACTGCGGGGGATTCACATTACTCAACAGCTATGGCGACTATCCGTTTTCAGTCGCCGCTTACGCTAACCTGGTAGCCAGGCTGAAGCCCACTTTCTACGCCACAATGGATTACCCGTGCGAGCCGGAGATTAACCGGACGCTGACGCTTACCGACAATAGGACGCGCATCGAAGCGACGGTTGAGAATGCGGCCCGGCTGCTGGCGATGGAGAGTATGATCGGGGTTGGCACGGCCGTGCCTGTCATCCAGGGGGATACGTTGGCTGAGTACCTTTACTGTATTGAGTTGTACGCGCAGCGGGGGTTAATTCGGCCGTACATGGCCGTAGGGTCTATGTGCAAGCGTAGCAACGACAAGCAGATTTTGGCCTTGCTGCCCGCCATCTACCAGGCGGCGACGGCCGTTGGGGTGGAGCGGCTGCACCTGTTCGGCCTGAAACTCTCCCGGATGTTACGGCCGTTGGATGGCTTGATCTGGTCGCGGGATAGCGCGGCCGTCCTCTTCGCCCAAAACAAATTCATGCGCGGCAAATTCAGCGGCCGTAGCTGGGCGAAATCGAAGGGCGACAAGAAGGCGGCCTTCGGCTATTTCTGGGACAGCGCTCATGAAGATAGCCTGTTGTACAGCGCGATTCAGCCGGGCGTCTGCCCGGATTGTGGGGGAATGGATGGCTGCTCGCCGTGCGAAGAGTTCGACTTGTGGGGCTGCCCAGATTGCGGCTTTAGTTGGGACGGCCAGCAGCCTATTTTAGCGGCCTGATCCGGCCGTCCCCGTCCATTTTCTGCAATCTTGACAATTCAAGCGAATTGATGCTATAATTCCTTCGTCAGTTAATTAGACTGACGTTGGTCAAGCAAGAGGGCTGAAAGATGAGAATCGCACACGATTACACCCACAACAGTTCAGAGATTATCGAAGTCGGCGCCGTTCTGGTTTTGAACAAGGCCGAGCGTCAGCAGTTCGCCAAGCGGGTTGAGGGCTGGTGTGGGGGAGAGACTGTTTACGTTTCTCTGCCATTTTCAGGAATGGTGGAAAGCGACCGGGCTACTTTCATGCAGACGGGGCAGGTCGAGCTGCATTACTGGACTGAGAAAGATGGTTCGTACTTAGACGATGAAAGTGAATTGCGGATGCTTGAATCCATGTTGGCCGACGACATGAATGGGGTGCGCCGGTTGGCTAAGGTGCGCGACCGCCGCCAGCCCTCGAAGCCTTCTTGGTTACGGGCTGATTTTTGGGATCGGGTTTTATTGGCAAGTTGAAACAGGCGTAGCAGAGGCCGTTATTGGCCTGCCTGGAATTATATGGAGGTTGACATGTCTGTATTGGAAGCAATGTCGTTAGTGCGGAAAAGATTTGGTTTGAAGATGGTTGGCGTTCACGTCAGCCAGCGCGCCAAGCGCCGGCCGTCTGGCGCGGTGATTGGCGTCATAGTGGGCGATGTTGCCTACTACCTGGTGAAGGGGGAGTGATGAAAAAGCAGATTAAAGAATTGCGTAAAGGCGACCGTTTCCACCATCCGCGTCAGGAAGACCTGCCCGGCGTGGTCTGCACGGTTGAGGATACGGATTACGACGATATTCAGATTTCGCGCAGCGATATGCGCGCCCCATACATCGAGCATTGGCGCAAGCATGGACAGTATGCGCAGGCTTGCCCAGAGAAATGGGTTGATCTGGTTGAGAATCTGGTTGAGAATTAGAGAGGATTGGAAAAATGAACCTAAAAATTGACAAAGACATTATGGCTAAGGTCGTATCCAAATCAGTAGCTGCGGGGGTTTTTCTTCCCCATAACCAGCCGCCGACACTGCGGGAGCTGGCTCAGGACTTTGATTCCTGGCCTTTTAGCCATGACCATTGCCCCGTTTGCGACGCATTGCGCGAAGATCAGCCAAATTCCCGCGCAAACGAAATATCGCCTGAGCAGCAGTTGCGGAATGTGGCCGGGGCGCTGCTAGACCATACGGAAATTGAGAGCGAAAGTAACGGCCAGGGATATGCGGCTACTATGGATGTCATCGCCCTAACCGGCCGTCAGTTGGCCGAGATGGTGATTGCTTATTTGAACGGCGATTTAAGCCCAATTGACGCGGGCGATCTGCCATTTTAATTGATAGACTTTGCCGAGACTGACAAACGGTGGAGAAGGAGGATATGGAGAATATGGCGACAATTTATAAGGGGCAAGGGGTGGCGGTAGAGAGTGAACCGGTTTATCGGGTTTACCGCTATGCACCTGACGGCCAGCGGCATCTTGTAGGCAGCAGCGAGGATGCTGAGATAGCGACGGCCTGGGCTAAGAGTTTGGAAGAGGGGGGGGAGATGCCCAGCGACTTGCTAACTCAAACAGAGGCGGCAAAGTTGACGGGCATCAGCCTAAAAGCGGTTAATTCGGCCGTGCGCGACGGCCGTTTGACCGGCTACCCCAATTACGCGGCCACAAATCCGCGCAAGGGTCGGACTTTAGTTAGTCGCGCTGAGGTTATGGAGGTTTGGCATGTTTCCTAAATTGATTATCTTCGACGTAGACGACACGCTGACGCCGCGTTACCAGCCCATCATGTACCATTGGGCGCGGGACTTCTTCAGCGGCGTTGGGGCGGCAATGGGGGCCAAGTTCGCCCTGGCGAGCAACCAGGGCGGCGTGGGGATGCGCTATTGGATGGAGACGGCCAATTTTGGCCGGCCGCAAGATAGGCCAACGGCCGAAGAAGCGGAGAAGCGGCTGGAGCAGGTTGCTTTGGCTATTACGCAGTTAAGCGGCCGTGAGGTTCGCGTTTACGTTGCGTTCGCTTACCAGGCGAAGCGCACCGGCAAATGGTCGCCCATCCCGCCCGGCTTAGAGGACGATCCGCGCTGGTGGCCTGACTGGCGCAAGCCTAACCCTGGGATGATGCTGGCCGCGGCCGCCGATTGGGGCGTAGACCCTGCGCAATGTCTGGTTGTGGGGGATAACATTGGCGACGCGAATAACCTGGCGGCGCGGAAGGCGGGCATGGCCTTCATTGAGGCTGATAAATTCTTTACGAATATCAAGGCGGCTTTGGACATTCGTGGACAGTTGACCGCTACTGTTCCTGTTCAAGAGGCTGCGGCGGCCCTCGTAGCGGCCTTGAAACGCAAGGGGTGAAGCGTCAGCGATAAGCAAAAGCCCCGTCGCCGCTATTCTGTATCCGACGTAGGAACGTTGGACTTCGCGGCTGACAGGGCTTTTGGTCATTTTAGCATATTTTTTCCCATATACTTACCGTACATATTATATAAATATGTACGCCAAGTGTGAAGGAGTGCGAAAATTGCAACCCTTCAGCGCCCAGGTTTTGCACAACAAACCTGGGCGTTTTACCCCCACCTTCTATAGGCGCTCCTTCTATACCCGATCCTTCTATGGGGTTCCTTCTATGGGGGTCTTCGACCGCGACGCGACCCGCGCCGCATTTTCCAGAGGTAGAAGCCCCATTTTCCCCCACTTTTGGCGCGTGGGGGTTTCGGGTAAATGGGTGTGTTGGCGGCGACTGGAGCGGATTGACTTACAAGGCGATCTGATTTACATTAGTAGCGGACGCTACTAGCAACCGCTACTAGCGGACAATAATTTGATTGGGTGTAGCAGCCCGCATATAGAATGGACGGTAAAGGTTGACAGTACAGCCCACCCCCACATTATTATTCGATCCCGCTTGCGGGAATGTCGTTTTGCTGATCAATGGCGGTCGTGTGTTTGCGCACGGCCGTTTTTTTGTTGGAAAATTACATCTGATTCCCGCAAAAGTTCAGACAATTCCGCGGGAGAAAGGCTCTCAGCGGCGCAGGTCAACCCGACATGCGCCGTTTTTGCATTGATTCCACTTAGGGCGCAGCCTCCGCCAACGTCAGGCGGGTTCAAGGCTCACGGATGCCACCGGCAGGCGCAATTGTCGGCGTAATGGCGCCCGAATTAAATATGTTTGACTGACATCGCAGCCGTTACCTTACGTGAAGGTTTGTCGGAAGAAAGACGGCTCTAGTAATAATGAGTAAGCTAGAACTTTACGGCCGTTATCTTTGGTCTCTTCTTCAGCACAAGTGGTTTGTCTTTCGCGCCGGCCGGATGGCTGGCGTTCCTCTATGGCGGTTGGTTGTGCATGATTGGCAAAAACTGTCCCCATGGGAGTTTGCTGGATACGCCCTCTATCCCAGGGGCGAGGCTGATATTGAGCCGGAAAAGGTTGTGGCTTACGCTTACGCCTGGCTGCACCATGAGAATACCGCCCCCCACCATTGGGGGTATTGGATACCGCGCAGCGGGCCGCTAGTGGGACGGCCGTTACCGATGCCCGAAACCTACGTGCGCGAGATGATCGCCGACTGGCACGGGGCCAGCCGGGCTTATGTAGGCACATGGGATATTACGGGCTGGCTCAGGGACAACGGCCCGCGAATGCAGCCATTTTTACACACTGAAACAATAGCAACCATTGAGCGGGTCATGTGGGAATTGGGTTATCGGCGGTACAACGCTTTAGGCCAGCCGATTTTACACACCAATGACGAGGGTTTGTTGTGGAATTTTGTTAGCTAAATCCCCCCACCCTGTTTTATTTGGGCATAATGTCTATACATTCGTATAGACATTGGGAATAAGGACAAAAAACAGGCTGAGAATGTTGAGGATTGTTGAGGTTTGAGTATGGACGGCCGTGGTAAATTGGTTAAGGAATTAGAGGAACAGCGAGAAGCTGCCGCCCGCGAACGCGCAGAGCAGCAGGTCAGTTCTGTTTCCAATTTGTCGCCAAAAGAACGGATTTTCCTTATCGAGTTCTTGACGCATGGCAATCGAACCCGCGCAGCGAAGGCCGCCGGGTACGCGCATCCTGATCGGGCTGGGAGTCGCCTGGCAAAGTCGGATAAGATCAGAAATGCGGTTGACGAATTTTTCCACCAGGAACAGATGGGAGCTGCGGAAGCCGTCCAACGTCTCAGCCAGCAAGCGCGGGCTGATTACGCTAACTATCTGATCTTCGATCCGATAAGTCAGGAAACCCGCATTGATATGGAGCGGCTGCTAAAGGACGGCAAAGGCCACCTCATCAAAAAGATTGGTTGGACGCGAACCGGCCAGGACTCGGCGGAGCAAGTCGTAGAGTTCTACGACGCCTTCCAGGCGTTGGTTTATGTCGGCCGTTACCACAACCTGTTCAACGAAAAGCCGAGTAACGTTCAGGTTACGCTTGACCTGACGCAGCTTGATTACACCAAACTGACCGACGAGCAGGTCGAAGCCCTGCAACGGGGAGACGATCCCGTTAAGGTTTTGCTTGGGGGGTATTTAGCCAAATGATGCCGTCCCTTTCCCCCACCCTATCGCGCAACCAGCGTCTGCAAGTGCAGCAGAATGCGCGGGCTGAGTATTACCGTCGAATGCAGAAACGGCCGAAGCAACGGCCGTTGCGTGAATATCAGTATGACGCGGTGGGCTACATTGAGGATAAATTAGGCTGGACGCCCTGGGGCGGTACGGCCGAGCAGCCCGGCCAGGTGCAGATCATCGAGACTTATGAACTGGCCCTGCGCCAACTGCATGAGCGGGACGCCTGGGAGAAGGGGGAGCTAACGGCCGACCAGCTTCAATACTGGCAGCCGGGTCAGGTTATCAAAAACTGGATTCGCGTTCCGGCCGGACACACTGTGGGCAAGACCAAAATCGCTTCCGGCCTGGTGAATCATTTCTTCGACTCATTCCCACCCGCCATCATCTACACATTCGCCCCCACCTGGGAGCAGATTCATGATCTGCTCTGGAAGGAAATCAAGACAGACCGGCGCGGCAAGGGGCTGCCGGGGCGCATCCTGGATATGGAGTTGAAGGTAGACGATAACCATTTCGCTAAGGGGCGGGCTACCAACAACTCAGGCGGCTCCGGCACCGAGCGGGTGCAGGGTCAGCACGGCCGTTACTTGATGTTCGTATTGGACGAAGCGGAGGGTATTCCGGCGTTTGTCTGGAATGCGGTCAACAGTATGTCCAGCGGCGGTATTGTCATTGTGCTGATGCTGGCGAATCCGCGCACCCGATCCAGTCGCTTCCACAAGGAACGCGAGTCGGATAATGTGGCCTCCTTTCAGCTTTCATGCTTGTGGCATCCTAATGTGCTGGAGGGCAAAGATATTGTGCCAGGCGGGGTAAGGCGGGATTGGGTGGATAAGATGATTGACAACGAGTGCGAAGTTGTCACCCAACATAATCCAGACAAATACACGTTTGAAGTCCCGTGGCGGCCGGGGATTTTTGAGCCGTCCCCCGAATTTATGTTTCGCGTGTTGGGGATTGCCCCCAGCGCATCGAGCGACCGGTCATTTGTCCCTTACGGCCGTTACCAGACGGCCGTGCAGTCGGAGGAGAAGGAAACAGAGAGCGACTTCGCCTCGATGGGGATAGACGCGGCGCGGTTCGGCACCGACTACGGCACACTGTACATTCGTCATGGGGCGAATGCGTGGCGGGCGGGCAAGTTCTATCAGGCCCGCAAGGACGTTTACGTAGGGGCGGTGAAGCAGGAAGCGGTGAGGCTGGCTGAGGCCGGCGTGACGCGCCTGCACATCCGCGTAGACGGCACAGGCGGCTTCGGGGCGGGCGTTGTGGATGATCTGTTGGCTGATCAGGATATGCGCGACCTGTTTGAAGATTACCAGGTCGTCGAAGTCCACTTTGGCGAGTCGTCCAGCGGTAACGCCATGTTGGGCGGCGAGTATCAATTAGCTGACGGCTATGACAACATTATTACCGAGATGTACGCCCATGCGGGCGAGATTATGAAGGGGTTGACTATTCTCAAATCGCCCCCTGAGCTAGAAGATGATTTGTGCGACCGGCTCTATGGGCCGGTGAACCGCGAAGGGCGGACATTATTCAAATTGGAAGACAAAGAGAACTTTCGGAAACGGCACGGCCGTTCCCCCGATGATGGCGACGGCTTTGTATTGGCGGTCGCGCCGGAGTTCCTCTTTGGCTCTTGGGGTATGTGGTAAGAGGTGATATGAGCCAGAAACAACAACAACCCGTCGTATACGTTTTGTCGCCGACCGGCGCTGATGGCGCGACAAAATCTATCAATTATTCTCAGGTAACTTCCCAGGATTTGGGGCGTTGGTTTGGGCAGGAATATGAAACAGACCCGCGCAAGCTGTTTGGCGCGGTGGGTATCCTGTACCGCTGCATTAAATTGATTGCCGATGCAGTGGCCAATATGCCCCGCGTAATCATGGACGTTGAAGGCCATGTTTTGACAGCGGCCAACACCCCCACCCCCATGCTCGATCAAGATGAACGGCCCATACCGCATGATAACGAACTGCCGTTTGACATTGACCTGGATGACCTGCTATGGCGGGCGACGGCCTCTACACAGTTGTTGGGCGCGTCCTTTTGGCACAAGGAAAAGAACCGGGTGCGGCTCAAGAAGGTTAAATGGTTGGACCCGGCGACCATTACGCCTGTCTACAACGATCAAAGCGGCCTGGCTAAATTCGAGCGGCGCATTAACGGCCGTTTACAGCCCATCCCTATCCCGGTAGAAGATATGGTTTGGGTTTTCTTGCCCGGCATTCAGGAATCTGGCCCAGGCGAAGCGCCGGGGATGGTGGCCGCCCGGCAAGCTGGCATTCTCAACAACATGGACAAGTTCTTGGAGATATTCTTCAAGAACGGGGCCATGCCGACCACAATTGTTCTCAGCAGTAAAGTTATTCAAGACCCGGACAAGAGCCGTGTTAAGAGCTACCTTGAACGGGCGTTACGGGGGATGGGTAACGCCTTTGGTATTGAGGTATTAAGCGACACCTTCCGCTTCGAGAAGCTCACCCCTCCGCTCAAGGAGATGGTGATCCCCGACATCACCGACGATAAACAGCAGCAGATAGCCTACACGATGGGCGTACCGATGAGCCTTATCTTTTCAGGCGCGGCCAATTACGCTACCGCTGAAAAGGATGACCTGCATTTTTACACTAAGACGGTTGTGCCGGCCGCGTTGTTTATACAGGCCAAGATTAACAAGCGGTTGTTTACCCCGTTGGGGATGCGGATGCAGTTCCGGCCGGACATGCTGGAGATATTCCAGCAGCTAGAGGCTGAGAAGGTGACGGCCTACGCGCAATTGTTCGACCGGGGCGTGATAGATGAAGACGAGCTGCGGGCAGCGGCAGGCTTACACCCGCGCAGCCTGGATAGACGACCAACAATAGCGCCTACAGATATTTTGGACGCTGATAAGGAAAGGGAGATAGCTGAGAGTGCAAAGCGCGTTGCCAGCAGCAACCAGGCGCGGCTAAAACAGACGCAATTGGACGACCTGGCACGATGGCAGCGCAAGACGCTCAAAGCGGTTAAGACGGGCAAAACGGCCGCTTCGGTGGCCTTTGAGTCGGATGCGCTGACAGCGTTCGATATGGCGTTGGTGCGCAATGGGTTACGACGGGCCAACAGCGTCGAGGAGGTGAAAGCGGCGTTTGCCGCTCCCTTTCGCACGGTCGCGCACCCAGATACGGCCGCGCCAAGCCCTACTAGCTAACGGAGCCATTAAGAACGAAAGAGAGGACGATCTTGTCCTGGGGATGGTTGAGGACACGGCCGTACTAGAAATATCGGCGGCGTTTGATGAGCAATGGACGGCCGTGCAGGGCGTCCAGGGGGGCGCGACGGTTGAAGCGTTGACGGCTCTATGGACGGCGGCGCTATTAGCCAGCAGCCCCGCGTTATACGACGCGCTGCTGAAGGCGGTCGAAGATGCTTTGGGCGTTGGGGCGGCTAACGCCATCGCCCAGGGTACGGCGTTATTGAGCCAATCTAGCTCGGTCTCTATTTCCTGGCAGCTTGTGGCTGAAGCGGCGAAGGAGTTTGCTGAACAGTACACGTTCGACCTGGTAAAGGGGATTAACGAGACGACGGTTAAGGGGCTGCAAAACGCTCTCTCTAAATGGATTGAGAGCGGGGGGGAGTTATCCGAACTCACGAACAGCTTACGGCCGTTCTTTGACGATACGGATATAGCCTACAAGCTGCGCCGACTGTTCAATGTGGATCGCTCTGAGTTGGTGGCCACTACGGAAGCGACGCGGGCTTACGTCGAAGGCAAGGTGCGCAGCTACACCGAGATGGGTCTGGCTGACAATCCACCGGAGAAACGACCGGTAGATGATTCTCATCCCGGCTGCCGCTGCGACGTGGGGCTGGTGGAGGATGCGGACGACCGCTCATGGTGGTGGGTGTGGTATACGGCTAGAGACGATTACGTCTGTGATATTTGTTGGCCGCGCCATTTGAAGCGGGTTGGCCTGGCTAAGGCTGCGCCGGAGGATGGCGGTGGTTAATTTCAAGATAACGCTGTCGGGCGACGAGGTTACGCGAATCTTGGTGGCATTAGCATCGCCGGAGTTCTTACGGCCGGCGCATGATCGGGCTGGGGCGCGTATTGTGGCTTTCATGAAGCCGTATCCCCCCCCACCCCCCAACAGTTCCTACCGGCGCACCCAGACGCTTGGCCGACGCTGGATTGTGGCTCCAACTGAGCGGACGTTGTTCGGAATGCGGACAATCATCGGCAATAACACGGTGTACGGGCCATACGTGCAGTCTGAGGGGAGACAAGCGCAGGTGCATCAGGGTCGTTGGCAGACAGACGCGGACGCAGTGAGGGCGACGGCCAATGATATTTTGGCTGATTTTGTCAGAACGATTGAGGCGAGGATCAGGAACGCATGAAGGAAATCCCATTAGCCTGCCCGAAATGTCAAACGCCTATGCCCCAGGCGCGTCTGGTTGTTATCTCCGGTCAAATATGGCTGGACGTGGGCGTGATGTTGGTTGAGCGCGGCCGGCGGCATTGTCACGCCTGCGGCCATGTCTTTCATTGGACACGGCCGTCCAATGGCAAAACCATGCAGTTGATAGCGGCTATGGAGCAATCGAGCGGCAGCCAGCCAATGACAGATTGACACGAATAGAACCAATATGCTATTATCGTAGCGACAACGGCCGTATAAATAGGCCGGGCAACCGGGAACATTGCCACCCGGCAGCCCCATAAGGGCTGAATCAATATAGTGTTTTGCGAGCTTACCGCCGCATTTTCTCAGTAATGAGGGAATGCGGCTTTTTTGTTTTTGGGAGAAATGCGTATGTCCCCAGATGAAGAATTGGAACTGGAAACGGCCGCACAGTCGGACGACCAACCAGGCGAACAGTTGACGGAGGCGCAGGCTGTTAGTGACGCTTCTAGCGGAACAGCAGGAACGCCAGCCGCAAGCGGCAATCAAAGCCCTCCCCCTGCGCAGAAGTCGCTTACCATTGACCAATTGGCCGAGACTGTTTGGTCTGGCTTGCGGGTTATGTTCACGCCGCCAGCCGAAGCGGAGCCGGAAATACCTCTTTACCCCCATGACTTCCACATTGAAACGATGTTGACTGACCGGGTGATTGTAACAATTTATCTGGATCAATCGCCCTGGAACGCTTCGTACAGCATCCCCTACACCATGAATGGCGACCAGGTTGTCTTTGCGTCCCGCGAGCAATGGGAGAAGGTGCAGCGGGAATGGGTGGCGGCCAAGCGGCTGGAGAATACGGCCGTTTACCTCCCTAACTCCGATTCATCCATTAAGACGGCCGTGTCTGGTCATATTGGCACGGTAGAGGGGATGCTCATTCGTTTTTCTGACCCTGACGACCCCGATTTGACGGGGGATTATTTCGACGCTGAAACCGATTACGGGCCGCATACAAAGAGCATCGTTTATTACGATCACGGCCTGGATGAGATTGTGGGCGTTAAGAGGCTAGGAGCTTCTGTGCAGTCGTCAGCCACATTGAAGATGACTGACGTGGGCGTGTGGGTGCAGGCGCAACTTGACCTGCGCGACGAGTATGAAGCGGCCGTCTTTGGCCTGGCCCAGAAGGGCAAGATGGGTTGGTCAAGCGGAACGGCCAGCCATCTATTCAAAAAGACCCCTGTGAAGAATTCGCGGGGCGCTATTGTCAATCGAATTACTCATTGGCCGTTGGGCATTGACGCTACGCTGACCCCCACCCCGGCCGAATTTAGAAATGAGGCGAAGGCGCTTACCGGTAAAGCCATCAGCCTCAAAACTTATCATGAAGTCACGGCCGCCCGGCCCAACCTAAAGGCGTTGTCACAGGCATCGCGCAGCGATGCGAGCGCAGACGCGACGGGAGAGGTTAAGCGGCATGATCAAAAACCCCTTAAATCTGGCGGCAATGGCCGCCAATCTCATACCCAATTGGAGGAAATTGATATGCCCCCCGAAGAACTCGAAAAACTGCTCAAGCAGGTAGCCGATCAAGCGGCGACCAGCGCAGCCAAAACGTTTGCCGATGGTCTGCAAGCAGAAGTCGGCGCATTGAAGACGGCCGTAGCGACGATTACCGACGCTCCGGCTACTAACGGCGTTGGCCATGACACGCCCGCCGCTGATGAAACGCAGGATGACGCCCGCAAAAACCTCAACACCTTCTACCAGATGCGCTTCGGCAATGAAGACGACGCGCTGCGCCAGGTTAAGAAGGAAGTTGTCGGCGGTGAATACCGTCAGGTTGTGTTGGATCAGACCCGCGCTTTCACCAAATTCGTTCGCCTCGGCGACGGCCGTTTGAATACCCAGGAACGGGAATTGCTGGATACTCAGATTTTCCCCGACGAGGCTATTAAAACGCTGGTCAAACAAGATCACTCCGTCAAGTCCATGAAGGACATGATGGTGGCGGCGCAAGGCGACCTGGGCGGCTTTGCCGTTCCCCCGCCGATGCAGGCCAGCATCTCCGCCCGTTTGCCCGGCTTAACGGCCGTGCGCGGCGGCGGCGCGACTGTGGTCAACCTGATCAACGGGAACAGCGTGCCGGTGCCTCAGTATGACGGCGGCAATGACCGGTACGTCGGCGCCCTGCGCGGCGAATGGGGCAGCGAAGGCCAAGCCCCCGGCGAACAGAACGCCAAGCTGAAGGAAGTAAGTGTGGAAGCCAATATCTACACCTACAAAATCCGCATGAGCATGACCCTCGTCCAGGACGCGGCCAACCTCTTGCAGATTGTTGAGGATGATATTGTCAACACCCTCTCCATTGACGAGGATGAAGGCTTCCTGATTGGTAATGGCGTTGGTAAACCCCTGGGCTGGCTGCCTGGCGGCGCTAACACCCTTGTCCTGAAAGAGGTTATCTCTGGGGCGGCTGCGACTTTGACAACCGCTGGCGTGCGCAAGCTGAAACGAGGCGTGGCCTCTCAGTACCGCGCCCGCGGGTCGTTCGTGGGTAACTCTGATACCTACGGCGACATCGAGAATCTGACCATCTCTGGCACTGGCTCTGATCTGGCCTTCCCCAGCCTGGCCGACAATGGCCTGCTGCTGCGCCAGGCGGCCCGCGAAAGCGAGGCTATGCCTGATGTGGCGGCTGGCGCGTTCCCCCTCCTGTTTGCGGATATGGCCGCTTACTGGATTGTGGAGAAGTTCGGTCTGACTGTGGCCCGCTTCCAGGACTCTGGCACGGGCATCAACCGGGTTGAACTGCAAGTTCGCAAGCGCGTTGGCGGGCGACCGGTGGAATTGTGGCGGGCGGCCGTGCAGAAGGTTGCGGCTCCCTAACCTGAACCTGAATGAATAGCGCGGTACGGCCGTTTAACGGCCGTACCGCCTAATGCTAAACCATAAACCCGGAGGAAAAAACAGATGGGTAATTTAACGACTTTCAACCAACAGGTTTATCGCCAAGTGGCCGTTGCGCCCGGCGCGTTGACCACCGGCGATTATCCCGCCACTTTCATTGACGTGGCTCAGTTTGAGCGGTTCGCTTTTGTCATTGACCTGGGCGCGGTTGACGCCACCAGCATTGACATGAAGGTTGTCCAGGCGACGGCCGCCGCGGGCACTGGCAAAAAAGACGTGACTGGCGCGGCCATCACCCAGCTTGACGGCGACGACGACAACAAATCGGCGTTGATCGAAGTGGCTGTCAACAAGCTGGACATCAACAACGGTTTCCGCTATGTGGCCGTCACCCTCACCCGCTCAGGCGGCAGCAGCAACACGGGCGCGATCACCTTCTACGGGGTCAATCCTGACGTTGCGCCTGTCACTCAACCGGCAGCCTTGCTCGAATCCGTAGCGGTTTTGGCGTAATTGTGTAATGGGATGCGGGTAGCCTGCATCCCATTACCTCATTAACGAGGTATCACCATGGCGAGAACTGCTTTAACCGTAACCCAGGTAACACGCGCTGGCGTGGCCTTACCCGCGGCGGCCGCTAACGCCGACGGGCATTCCGTAGCCAATGACGGCTCGGTAATTTTGCATATTGTGAATGGGGGCGGCGCTCCTATTACGGTGACAATTGTCACGCCAGGAACTGTGGACGGTTTGGCTATCGCTGACCGCGAGGTGATTGTGGCGGCCAGCGCAAACCGACTGATCGGCCCGTTCCCCCGCGAACATTACAACCAGGCAGACGGCACAGTCCATGTCAATTTTTCCGGCGTTGCCTCGGTGACGGCGGCCGCGCTGAAGGTCTTTTAGGATAGGAGGCTAACCTCATGATTACCGTCAAAGTGAAGCAAGCCGGACAGTATAACGGCCCAGGCCATAAAAGACGGCCGTTCGCCCAGGTGGGCGATGTCATTGAAGTGGCGTCTGCTCCCTACGCACAATCGTTGGTAAATGATGGTCTTGCGGATTGGTTGGATGCAGAGGAAAAAGCCGAACCAGTCCCCCCCACCCCTGCAACGGCCGTTGATGAAAGCCCGCCTTCTTCTGTGTCTCAACTGGTTGCGGCGCAGCGTGAAACCGCTTCCGCTTTACCTGTGCGCCGCAGTAAAAAAGAAGATGCGCCCAAGAATGAGCCTAAGAATAAAGCAAAGCCTGAGCCTACTCAGGAAGACGAGCCTGATGATTTCGCCACAATTATCAGAGGGATTGGATTAGGACCGTCGCGGACGCGGGAACTGCACCTGAAGGGTATTTTGACGCTGGCAGATTTGGCCGCTGCGGATTCGGCGCGACTGGTGCAGCTCATGGAAGTGAGCCAAAAGACGATTGATAAATGGATTGCCGCGGCTCAAGCCAAATTAGAGGAAATGGCGGCGGGAACGGATGAGGAAGAATGAGCGATCTGTACGTTTCGCTTGAGGACGTGCGCGAGTATGTGGACATCGGTCAGGCCGATGACAATATGCTGCTGCGCATGATCCGCGCCGCCCAAACCCATGTTGAGAAGAAAACGGGTCGCGCTTTCCTTGTACCAGCCGACAGTTCGCAAACACTCCCTATTTTTCAGGTGTTGGGCGATACCCTGCACCTGGACGAGTATGGTGAGTTAGCGGCCATTACTGAAATCGTGAACGGGGATGGGACGATTATCCCGGCCGGGTCATACGTGACCAATCCCCCTAATCGAACGCCTTATTACGCCATCAAGCTCAAGTCTAGCAGTAATTTGTCGTGGATAGCGGGCAATGATCCTGATGAGGCCATCACCATTACCGGCCGTTGGGGGTACAGCATAACGCCCCCTGAGGATTTGCGGCAGGGAATTATCCGGCTGGTTGCCTGGATGTACAGGCAAAAGGACAACTCAGGCGACATGGATCGTCCGGTTGTGAGTAAGGACGGTCAATTACTGCTGCCCAGCCGGTTGCCCAAAGATTTTGTTGAGTTGGTTGATGGCTACGTGAGTCCATTGTAATGCTAATTGACATACAGAACGCCATATCTGACATCGAATTATTTGTAGACGGCCGTGAGGTTCTGGCCTGGAAGTTGGACGAGGCTAAGAACAGCGTTGAAACGGCCGATTTACCGCGCCGGATTATGCTGCCGGTGGGCGCGGATGGCGACGGGGCCACGGCCATGGAGTATATGGGCTTCAACGGCGGCATGGTGATTACCTGGCGCATTACGGAGTTGATGTTGTGGCAGCCTATTGCCCGCGGCTATGGGCGCGGCGTCTTTGGCGACCTGGCAAAGTACATAGACGCCTATGCGCGGGCTATCAGCGCGATTCGTCGCCCAACGCCCAATTCTATGATTACGCTCTTCCAGCCAGCGGCGGGTATTTACAACTGGCCTGCTGGCGGGGCAACTGATTATTACGGCGTCAAGGTCGCATTTAGTGTGACCGAGACGATATGCGCGGAGGATTAGCGCAATGGCTGATTTTATTTGTTTGACGACATTGGTATCGCCGGAAGACGGCCGTGTCTACGAGGGTGGCGAAACGGTCAAACTCGACAAGACCCCATCCGGCGAAATTTATACGCTCAAGCGGTTTAAGCTGTTGGCCGACATGACCGCTTTAGATGAGTTACAGGCTGTGAAGGGCGTTGGCCCGGCATTGGCCCGCAAACTGTGGGTGTACGCTGGCATTCAAACGCCAGCTGCGTTGGCCGTCGCTAATACGGCCGTTGTCGCTGAGAAGATGGGCGTGAAGCCCAATCAAGTAGAGCGGTGGCAAAAAGAAGCCTCCGCCATAGAACCTAGTGGAGGTGAATCATGAGTTTATGCGATGGTGCAAGCGGGTCTACTTTGTTGGTGCAGTACAGCGCTGACCCGACGCTGGAATGGAACAACGCTGGTCACACCTGGACGGACATTCGGGATGTGGCTGGTCAGTTGGATGTGGGCGGCGGCGACCGGGACGTTTCTGAATACAAAACGTTCAACGGGGTGGTGATTGGCACAACGCCGCCGGGCATGGTTGACGTCAATGCCTCGATTGTTTTTAAGAACGCCACCAATTCGTTTCTGGAGTTTTTGCTTGACCGTTGGACAAGCGGCGCCTGTTTCTACCTGCGGTGGGCGTATAACAGCGGGGCGACTGGCGCATTGCGCCGGACGGCTTTGGTGAAAGTGGTTTCCAACCCCCACACGGGCGGCGACGCCAATAGCGCGCAGCCGCTTGTCAAACAGGTGCGGTTTGTTACGGAGCAGATACGCCGCGACACCGTACCTGCCTAATTAGTCTCCTCACTCTCCCTATGGCGGGCGGCTGACCCTTAGTTAGTCGCCCGCCCCCACCCGCTAAAAGGAATGTTACCATGAGCGCTTTAAGCCCTACTCAGTTTGATGTTAAAGAGGCTGATTATCCTGGCCTGGATGGGTTGTCCGGCCATATTGCGTTTCCAGAGCCGTTTACGCTGGCTGATTTTGCGACCTGGTATAACACGCTGCGCCAGGCATATACCGGCGACAGCAGCGATGATGGGGCGCTTATCCGGCAATTCAAGGCGGCTATGTCAATCGCCGAATGGCGCGTTGAGGGGATTGCGTATGAGCTAGTGGAGAAAATCAGCGACGATTTACCGATGGAACTGATCTCCTGGGTTACGGATTGCGCTGACGCATGTATTGCGCCGCGTATCCGCATTGAATCGCCTAAAGCGGCCGTCAAACGAGTGGCGGAGCAGGCGAAGCGGAAAGCAGCCCCCTTCTCATTTAAGACGGCTGATTACGTCTGGCGTTATCCCGATTTGGAGAAATATGGCGACGGCCGTTTGCAAATGCCGCCCTCATTTTCGCGGCAGTATTACCGCGCCTGGGTTAAGGCTGCTCAGTTAATCATCCCCAATGGCGAAGAAGCTCAGTTGTTTAAGTACAGCTTGTTTGGTCGTTCCTGGCAATCGGCGCTTACCCTGATTACCAAATGGAATGTGCCCGGCGTGCCGAGATCGGCTTTGTCGGAGGATGGCGTGGGCGTCCCGTTGGAATTGGCGTCATGGGTCGTTGACTGCGCCGACGACTATCTGGGGGCGCGACTGAACCTAAAAAAGTTGCACAGTCCGTCCGCGATTATGTAAGAGGCGTCGAGACGGACGTTCCCTGGGCGCTGGATATGGCGTCCTGGTGCCTGGATGAGAACGGCCGTCTGATTTCCTGGCCGCGGGCGGGCGGATGGCACGATCAGGATGAGTACGAATTGAAGGCGATGCGCCTGGCTCATCGCGCTTATTTGACCACTAAGTTCCCCGGTAAGTGGCAGCAGGGGGACGCTGATTTTATTCTCTGGCTGAACGAAGACGACTGAGACTGATCACATGACGCGCAACACGAAGGTTGGCATTCAAATAGAGTCGTCCTGGCGGGGGGATGGCGTAGAACAAGCAAAGCGGGATTTGGGCGGCGTAGAACAAAGTTTCGGCCGTCTAAAAAACGTTGCTTTGGGCGTGGCGGTGGGGGCCAGCGCGGCGATTACGGCATTCCTGGCCGATTCTATCCGCAGCTACCAATCGTTTGAACAGACAATGGCGAACGTCGCGGCCGTTAGCGGCGCGGCGGGCAAAGAATTAGCCCTGCTGGAAAAGACGGCTAAGGATTTGGGAGCCACAACCAAATTTACCGCACAAGAGGCTGGGGAGGGTATGGCCTTCCTCGCCATGGCCGGTTTCCAGGTCAACGACATTATTGGCGCTATGCCAGGGGTGCTGCAATTAGCGGCCGCGGCTAACCTCGACCTGGGACGAGCCGCCGACATCACCTCCAATATCCTTACCGGGTATAACAAAACTGTTGACGAGGTTGGACACGTCAACGACGTGCTGGTTAAGGCTTTCACCAGCGCGAACGTCAACCTTGTCCAATTGGGCGAGGCGATGAAATACGCTGGCCCGGTCGCCAGCGGTATGGGCATTGACTTCGAGGAAGCGGCGGCGGCCATTGCATTGATGGGTAATGCGGGTATTCAGGGCAGCATGGCGGGCACGTCGCTGCGGAATGCCCTCACACGACTGGCAAAGCCAACCAGCGAGGTAACAGAAACGTTGTCGCGCTTGAATGTGACGACGACTGATTCTAACGGCCGTCTCCTCTCCCTGACTGAAATTGTACAACAATTAGAGCGCAGCGGGGCCAGTACCACCGACATGATGGCTATCTTCGGGCAGCGGGCAGGCCCGGCGATGGCCGCGCTCGTTGACCAGGGCAGCAGTGCATTAGCCGACTTCACGGCCATGCTAGAGGACAGCGGCGGGACGGCCGACCGGGTAGCGACCACTCAACTAGACACGCTGGAAGGGCGCGTGACGCTCATGTCTAGCGCCTGGGATGGGCTGAAAATTGCCACCGGCGACGCCCTGGTCGAATTGCTGCGGATACCCGAAGCTGTAGAGCGCTCTACCGAGGCTATTGGCCGATTGACCGAAGGGGTTAGAGCCTATCACGCCATCGCTAATGAGGCGTTTGCCGAACAATTAGGCGATATGGTTGCGGACAACCTGGCAGCGGCTGACAGCATCGAGGATATTGAGGCGCATATAGCCAATGTAATGTCATCTATGGCTGTTTCAGTTGAAACAGGCAAAATGACATGGAAGAGTTTGCTGCCCATCCTGGGCGACGTTGAGGCTCAACAGCGTAAGTTATCGGCGCAGCTGCGGCGCGAATTGGCGGCCGGGTTGAAGGAAGCAACTCTGGCAACGATTGAGTTGCAGGGGGGCGCGAAAGATTTAGACGAGGTTCTATGGCAACTGTTCGGCCGTGACGCCCGTTGGGTGGGCGATGAAATTTGGATTCATAACACCTTCGTCGCCACGCAAGAGGAGTTAGCCCAGTACATCGAGGCCATGCGCGCCGCATCGTTCGACCAGGCTCTATTTAACTCGCAGACGCGAACGGGCGTCGAGATGATCGAGGATACCGGCGTAGCGGCTCTGACCGCAGCGGAACGTCTGCGGCAGATGTACGCCGATGTGCAAGCTGCGTTTTGGAACAACAGCCCCGTTGACCAGCGATACACCGAAGAGGACGACATGGCGGCGTATTGGGCGGCGCGGATGGAACGCGCTGACGCAATTACGGCCTCATTCTCCCAATGGGAGTCTGTCTTCGGCCAAATAACGCAGAATGCAACCCGATCTACATTCGGGTTAATTGACCGGCTGGCAGAGCAGCAGGAACGTTTGGATAACGCAACCGGGACATGGGTAGAAACCTGGCGCGACCACAGCGGCGAAATTGCCAGCATCAGTGAACAGTTGGCGAATGACATAAGCGGCGGGCAGCGTCGGTCGCTAGAGAACATCTTACGGACAACAACAGAAGGCAGCGCGGAATGGCTGTCGGCCTGGCAGCGGTTGCAAGGCGGCCTGACTGAATCGCAGCGGCAGGAGTTGTTGGCGCGGCGCGGCGAACTAGAAGCGGCTCATGGCGAGTTTGTCAATGTTTACACCGGCGACGCACGGGCCGCCAGAGAAGCCCAGGAAGAGATAGACCGCATCAACCAGGCGATCAGCCAGGGTTATCGGGAGATGGTGCTGGAAATCATCCTGGCGAATTTTAGCGGCGTCTTCACTGAGGAGGTGGGTCAGGCGGCCCTTGATTTGGGACTTATGACCCAAGCCCAGGTTGACGCCAGATTGGAGGCGGAGCGTTACCGGCAGGAGGTTGACAAGCTCATTGGCCTGTTTAGTGAGGAGTTTGTTGCTGACGATGGGACTGTTTCTCACAGCATCCGCAATGTGGATGGGCTGACGCAGGCTTATCTCCTGCTTGAATCGGGGATGGCGGACACGGCCGGCGAAGCGTTCGAGATGATTTCCAGCTTGACGGAAGTCGGCGAGGAAGCGCAGCGGGTCAATGTATCAGCTATTACGCCGCTGCGCGACAACATCGAACAGATGCCCGACAGCGTGTTGATAGAGCTGGGTATTTTGGGTGAAGACGGGACGCTGTACACGCTCGATACGATTGAACAGCGGCTGAGCAATCTAGGACAAGGGGTATCTATCCCGATCACTACCAATTCGTCTGGCCTATCGTGGGGCGGTACGACCTTGCCCATTGTGCCACAAGCGCAAGGCGGCGACTGGATGGTGACGCGCCCCACCCTCTTCCTGGCGGGCGAAGCTGGCCCGGAGGAGGCTCATTTCCGGCCGTTGTGGAAAAATGACGCTGGCAACGGCCGTAACGTGGAATTTAATGCGCCTTTGGTGAATGTGGAACAAATGAACGCATCTGATCCGCTGGACGTTCACGAAATGGCGTACACGGTTAAGGACATTATAGAGAGGAGCATTCGATGAGACGGCCGTTGACCATTTACATTGCGTATGAAGACGGCAGCAGCCCCATCTATGTCGCCCATCCAACAGAGAATTTACTTGTTGAGTTGGAGATGTACGACCCAGGCGCTCCCGATCAGGATGTTGTGCAAATCGTTGAGGAAGCGCGGGACGGCGCAGAGATTGCCTCTGCGAATATACGTAACCCCACCGGTCGGATTGTCGGGTTGATCCCCCAGACGGACGAGGCTGACAATTATCGTCAGATTCTGGCCGATTTGCTGGAGCAGGCCCGCGACTACCAGCGAACGCGCTTAGGCAAGCGGGTTTTTCTGTACGAACAACGCTCCGCTAATAGTCCGGTGTGGCGATCTGAAATTGTTGCCGGCCGGTATCGCAGCGATGCTTCTGTAATAGAGGAAATCGGCATGACCGGCCCGCAACGACGGCTGACGATACTCTTTACCCGTCGTTACTATTGGGAGGGTGACGAGGTCGCTCTACCGCTAACAAATCGGAATGGGACGGCCGTGACAACGCCTCTTTCAATTTCAGGGCATCATGACGCATCTAACGATAACTTTGTTTCGTTAGGGCCAGTTGCGGGGGAGATGCCGACCCCGCCCATTGTAAAGATAAAAAATACGCTGGATAGCACGAATAGAATGCGCGAGGTATATCTAGCTCTCAATTCGCGCTCACTGCCCGATACATTCAGCCACATCCTCCAGGGCGAAGCGGCGGCTTCGGGGGGAACGACTGAAACGGCGGCGGCGGCCAGCGGCGGCCAGTACAGGCGTTTCACCTGGTCAGCCACAACGGAAACAGAGGCCATCAGTTGGGATTTAAGTTCATCTCTGCTAAATGCGTGCCGAGGTAACTTTTTCCGCATTATGATGTGGCTGCACAACTCTGTTTCGTTGGGCAGCAATGTCATGGAGGTGCGCTTTGATGTGCAATTCCTGCTGAGCACCATCTATCAATCCCGGTGGGCGGCAATCAGAACTGGAAAGCGGCTGCAGGAGACTGTTTCGCTCCAACTGCCGCCCTACCTGGTGGGCGCTGGCGACCTGTATCCCTTAAAGTTGGTTATGTTCGTGAAGGCGGAGTATGCGGGCAGTAAAACGCTAGATGTAGATTTCTTGCAGCTTTCGCCGCTAGATGGTTGGCGCAAACTAACGCCCAAAGGGTACGGCGCCGCCAATGGGGTGACGTTGACGGACGACATGACGACCGGACACGTATACACTGAGGGCTGGGCTACGGCCGGTAAAACCGGCCATTACCTGTCAGATGGCCCGCCGATGATGTTACGGCCGCGCCAGGCGCAGCGGTTATATTTCCTGATGGGCGGCATGAGCAGCGATACGATAGCGCGGACGGCGACTGTCCAGGTTAGCTACCGCCCGCGACGGGTGGCGATATGACCCGTTTGTCTGTCAATTGGCTAACGCGCAATTTTGACACGCCCCTCCTTGCGCCTCGTTTGAGTTACGCCGTGCAGGATATGACGGCCCACATGATCGGCGGGCCGCGCCAGATGATGTTAGAGGTCAGCGGCAGCGAGGATGCGCTATGGGAGACGGCCAATTTGCTGCGAGCGCCGACCACTGTCCGCGACGGCCGTCAAGAGCCTGTCTGGTGGGGATATGCCTCAGAGGTCTCCATACCATCTGGGGAATTTATGGTAGGCATACGCCTGGATGAAATGGCTAATCGGGTGGCTGTCGCTTACACCCACGCGATGGATGGGGGAACATTCTCATTGCGGGAAACGACCCCATTTGCCGAAAATCCGGCCAGCATCGCCGAATATGGCATCAAGGAGCTACTGCATGGCGCGGCGGCTGAGTCGCCGGGGAGCGCCTTGAATTTGCGGGATAGCCTGTTAGAGGCGGTGGGGTTGCCTGTGCCTCTAACAAATCGGAAATCGGGCGCTGGCGGCTTTGGCCGCATTTACTGCCGGGGCTGGTGGGATACGCTGTCCTGGCGGTATTACTCGCAAACATCCGGCCGGGAGGCGCATGAAGGCGGCGCGACAACGGCCGTGCCAATTGGCGGGGAGGATGAGAGAGAGGTCGCGCAGTCGTTTAGCCTGACGGCTAACCATGAATGGGTTGTGCAGAGAGTGCAACTGCGCTGCCAAAAAATAGGCGCGCCCACTGACGCCCTGCGGCTGTCAATATGCGCCAACAATAGTGGCCAGCCCGGAACTGTCTTGGAAACGGCCGACGTAGACGCCGCCAATATAGCCAACAACATGGCTGTGACCACCTTTGAATTTGACCTGACCACCCTGCTCCAATATGGCACAACCTATTGGTTGGTTCTGGCGCGAACGGGCATCAGCGACAATGAGGATTATTACCGCGTATCGGTGGACGCTACGGGTAGTTACCCCAATGGGGCGCTCTATTACAATGACCTCATCAATAACAACTGGTACGCCGTCGATCCAGCGGAGGATTTGATCTTCGACATTGCTGGCGCATGGGAGACCAACCAACAGATCGAGGCGATGATAGCCGACTACCCCAATACTGGCTTCATCACCGGAATTAAAACGCCGTCTACGGGTCAATTCTCTAATCAGTTTCGGGGTGGAGACACAACGACAATGGCTGAGATTGAGGCTCTGCTGCGCGTGGGCGGCGCGAACAAACGGCCGTTGTTGGCCTACATTGACGTCAATCGCTTCCTGCATGTTTACGAAGCCCCCGCCCGGCCGGGATTCGGACAAGATTTGTCATGGCACCGTTTACGTAGTAACTCGGTATTAGAGGATTCGTGGGGAGCGCCGGTGCCGCCTGAGGCGGTTATGACGGGTATGTGGGTGCGGTTGGTGGACATTATTCCCGCAACGGCTAACCTGCAAATGATTAGCGACTTATCCTCCCAATTCATCGAATCGGCCGCCTATGACGGCCGTTCTGGCAAGACATTCTATACTCCTAGAGGGCGAAGCAATCCTTTAGATATAAGCAAGCTCGGAGGGTTCTATGGCTGATCCGCGATCTGATTTACTGAATTCACTGAAACCTTTCATCCTGTCCTGGATCGGGGAAGGCATGAAGGGTATTGGCGGCGGCGCGCCGTCGCCGCATGATTTGAATAGCAGCCATCATTCCGGCCAGTTGGCTGACGCGCAAGCTCCGCAATTCCTAAAAACAGACGGGACGCGGCAACTAACGGGCAATATGACCGTTGCGTCTGGCGTGAAAATAGACGGCGTAGACATTAGCGCCCTGGCGGCGGCGTCTTTCCTGGTTTTGGGGCACAGCGGCGAAATGACCGGCGAACGAACGGCCGCCGCGGGTGACGGCGTGGCGTTTGACGATGGCGGCGCGAAGGCGTCTCTGACAATTAGGATGCGGCTGGCGACAACGTCCGGCCTGTCGTTTAACTCAGGCGGATTGCAGCTCGACGACAGCGTGGCGGGTAATGGATTGACCATCGCTAGTAAAATTTTGGCGGTTGGAGCGGGCGACGGCATTACGGTTAATACCAGTAATGTCGCTTTGACAACGCCGGGGTCATTGTCTGTCAGTTCTAGCAATAATGCCACGGGCAGCCACACCCACGCCGTTACCAGTTCCAGCAACCCTGGCGCAGCGGCCAGCCTGCTGGCTACAAATTCTTCTGGTCATTTGCAGTTGGTTTCGCTGGCGTTAGGGGTTAATGGGTTGGTCGTTGGAAGCAACCAATTGATTGTTAATAATAGCCGGGTCGGAATTGGCACAGACGATCCGGCCAAGCTGCTGCACGTTTTTGCGGCCGGCAGCGACTCGCAACTGCGGCTGAGTTACGACGCGACCAACTATACGGATATTTTCACTACGTCAGGCGGTAGTCTGACGGTTGAACCGACTGGAGACGTTGTCTTTAACCCAGGCGGGAAAGATTTACTGCCGTTTACGGCGTATGACCTGAATATCGGGGCATTGTCGAAGAAATATCTAACCGTTCACGCCGCCGAGCTATGGGTCGAGACGCTGGTGGCGCAAAATACGATGGCGACCATTGGCGGCCGTATTCTGGTAGGCCCCACAACCATTTTGGAAGCGGATGTAAACACGTCGCAAACATTTGTTGTCGTCAAACATAACCAGATGCAGGAAGACGACGTCGTATACCTGGAAGCTGACGGGAAGGTGGAGTTTATGAAGGTGACGGCCGCGCCCACCGGAAGCGGTCCCTACACCTACACGGTGCAACGTAACCTAGATGGCAGCGGGGCGAATGATTGGTTCGCCGGGGACGCTCTGTTTAACACAGGCCAACAGAATGATGGGTTTATAGACATCTACTCAATCCGCGGCGTTAAGAGCGGTTCGCAGGCGGGACCAACCATTGTGGGTAATGTGCGCCAATCGGCCACATTTAACGACTGGAATGAGCATTGGGCGATTGGCAACCTCAACGGCATTTACGGTTACGGCAGCGATACGTATGGTTTTGCGGCCGGTAAATATGCGACTGGTCACGCCTGGGTCGCGGCTGATCAAACGAACGGCTTCCGCATCATGCACGGCAACAACCAGGTGGCGCGTTGGTTCGCCGGGGCCAGTGGCGAGTTTGCGGCTGGCGATATTTTGATCGGCCGTGTCGCGGCTGAACAGGATAACCTGGTTATCAAAAGCGGCGGGATTGCCTTGCGGGTCAACACGACCGAGCGGATCAGCCTGTCGTCGGCTGGTATCCTGACTATAAACGATTCGACCGGGGCGGCCGTCTTCACCTTCGACGCGGCAGACGGGGCGGAATTCACCAAGCCGTTGACGCTGTCCGCGTCGGGGGGCATTTATCAGGGAACGGGAACGTTCGCCAGCCCCACAACCGGCTTGAAATTGTGGAATGATGGGGGTATTGGGCGACTGACCACCTACCGTAATGGCAATTGGCAAATCTCTCTAAATGCAACGGGGAATCTTATCGCGGGTAATGGCAGCGTTGTGTTGAATAGGGCTGGCCTATCCCTGGCTATGTTCAATAATTCAGGAGGCAGCACACCACATCCAGGCGTACTCACCTTCAATCATGACACAATTAATCATGGTATCTACGGCTGGTATCAAGGCGCCGATCCAGTATACGGCATGTACTTTTTTGTGGGTGGGAATGTTGGCTCGAAAGCGAGTATTGATTTGATTTCTGCGCCTGCATCAGAAAGATCGTTAATCCGAATCGCCACAAACCATATGGAGCTAGACGAAGGCGCGCCCCTGATTACGGGCAGCAGAGCAATGGGAGCGCGAGTGCGTCGAAATACAGGTCAATCTGCATCTCATCAGACGTGGGTAAGCGTTAGCTTCACGCATGCACGGTTTGACAACTTCTTGGAAACGGCTCATTGGTCGTCTACCACTAACCCGACTCGGCTGACCTGTCGCAATGCGGGCGTTTACTTGATTATCGGTCATTTGGCCTGGTCTAATAATTCGACCGGCGTTCGGGTTGCAGAAATCCGGGTGAATGGCTCAAATTCTATTTGCGCTGATTCCAAGCCTGCTCATGGCGAAACGTCTACACGGCACGCGCTGTCAGCAATCTACAATCTCAACTTAAATGATTATGTGGAGCTGCGCGGTTACCAAAACTCTGGGGGGGACCTGAACATAGTTGTTGGTGAACAATTTAGTCCTGAATTTTCAATGATTAGAATTGCTTAGTACAAAAGGAAAATAAACGATGAAAACCCAGCTTACTCTCACTGTCGAACAGTTAATTGCCGCCGATAGCGCCCTGGTCAGATTGCAGGAGACTGCATTGCCCGCGCCGGTGGCGTTCAAAATCGGCCGTATCATCCGCGAGGCGCGCCGGGAGCGCGTCACGGCCGAGGAAACCCGGCAGGCGTTGGCCCTGAAATACGGCCAGGCGGAAGACGACGGCTCAGTAACCATCCCGCAGGAAAGAATAGCGGAGTTCGTTGAGGAGCTACGGCCGTTCTTGCAGACAGAGGTCACCCTCGCCGCCGCCCCCATCTGCCTGGCAGACTTAGGGGATGCGCCGGTAACGCCGGGCGAGATAGACGCCCTGGCCTGGATGCTTACCGATTGACGCGCATAGAACAACCATGCTATCATCTTGATGATAACGGCCGTGCTAATCGGCCGGGCAACCGGGAAGATTGCCACCCGGCAGCCCCCACGGGCTGAAATGACATAGCGTACTGCGAGTTTACCGCCGCATTTCCTCATGGGAGGAAATGCGGCTTTTTTGTTGGATGTCCTGTACGGATGTTCATGAGGGCTAGAGGAAACAATGGCGAAAGCAGAGATTGTTAATCTGGAAATGCACAGGGGAGATCAGGGGGCTGGCTCTACATTCTCTTTTGTGCACGGCCGTTTGGCCAATGAGATAGTGCAGGCCAGATTCTACGTCAGGGATCGCGTTCCCCAGCCCAATAAGCAAAATGTTATCTTTTTTGCGATTCGTTGGACGGAACGGCCGGGCGATTGGACGGTTGAGGATGAGACGGCGACGGTCGTCGTCCGCGCTGCGGACACGGACGCCATGCCTAGCGGCAATTGGTATTACGACGTCGAGTTCATTCTCAGTAATGGAGACATCATAACGCCCCAACGCGGGCGGTTTGAGTTGATTGGCGACATCGTTACCGACATGGCCGGTACGCCTGCCCCTGCCCCATTTTACTATGTTACAGCGTCCCAAAAATGCGCCCTCGACCATGCGCCGCACGCATCGTGCGAAAATCCCTTCGTCACGGTGAATGACTTTTACGCCAATATGTCGTCCCTTCATTCGGTGACGCAGTTCCGGGCCAGCTGGCAGAGCCAGACCGGGTATGTGGGGGGGATGCCCGGCGGGGTGCTGATTACCGACGTGTACATTATTCGCCTGACCCCCTGGGATGATTTGACTAATTTCCAACTTGGCCGAGATGGGCAACCGGGTTGGTTGGTGGGGAATCATCAGCACAATTTGCTTGAGCCGTTACCGGCCGGGGAGACGAGCGCGGTGCGGCGGGTAACGGTCAACAAGTATGTTGATCAGCCCATCTCCCTGCTGGCGACGTGGGATCAGGGGGACGCGACCCAGGGCGAAGCGCTGATCCTGGTGGATTGGCGGACGCTGCACTTCAAATCGCTGTACGCGGAAATTACCTACGACGGGCCAACGGGGCAGACGATTATCGGGACTGTGCCGGGGCATTCAATTATTACGGGCGTTTGGGTAGTGCGAACTGTGCCATTTTCCTGGAGTCCACTGCCGCCTATCCCGCCGAAAACTGTCTATACTGACGGGGCGCATTTTCGGGTTGGTAAAAGCGGGGCGTTGTCCTGGCTTGTGGCCAATGGCGACCACAACCTGGCTGAGGCGATTCCGGCCGGGGA